CCGGTTTTGTAAAGCAAGCTTATTTTTTGTGCAAGAATTATGGCGAGCAGGTTTGGATTACAGACAACCGGCGGCGCGTCCTGAAGCCGATTCGTTTTGCCTTTCAAGGCCAGCTCAAACCCTTTCAAAGGCAGCCCGTAGAAGACTGTTTGCGGCACGATCATGGCCTGCTTTCAGCCCCGACCGGATCAGGCAAGACCGTCATGGCGGCATACATGATAGCGCAACGGCAACAGCCGGCCATTGTTTTAGTCCATACAAAAGAGCTTCTCTGGCAATGGCGGGATCGGATAAAGCAATTCCTGAAAGTGGACGCCGGAATTATCGGCAATGGGCAATTCAATATCCAGCCTGTTACTGTGGCGACCGTCCAAAGCTTGGTTAAGCATGTTTCTGAAGCGGCACCGCACTTTGGCTTCCTAATTGCCGATGAGTGTCATCACGCGCCGGCTATGCAATTTGGCCAAGTTATTGAGCAATTCGACTGCAAGTATCTGCTTGGCCTATCGGCTACGCCATACCGCCGGGACGGCCTGTCCAGAGTCATTTACTGGCACCTGGGCGACCTGACCGGCCAAATTGAAAAGGCCGACTTAGTAGCTTCCGGCGACCTCTGCCAGGCGGATGTGAGATGGATCGAGACTGACTTCAGCACCACGTTTGACGCAACACAGGACTACAGCAAGGCGTTGTCCGAGCTTACTGAAGACGAAAATAGAAACCGACTTATCGCCAATGTCATAGCCAAAAACACCGGGGACGGAATCGCCGTTATCTTGAGTGATCGGAAACAGCATTGCTTCGACTTGGCTAATATATTGGAAACAAGTATGAAATCAAAGCCGAAATCCTGACAGGAAGCACCGGAAATCGGGACCGGCAGCGCATTCTTGATGACTTGCGCCAGGACAAATGCCGGTGTCTAATTGCTACCAGCCAGTTGATTGGCGAGGGATTTGACCTGCCGGGCATATCAAACCTGTTTTTAACGACGCCGATCAAATATCACGGACGGCTGATTCAGTACATAGGCAGAGCCTTGCGGCCTGCACCAGGCAAGGACAGGGCGATTGTTTATGATTTTGCAGACGTTGATCCTGTCTTTAATGCGCAGGCAAAGAAGCGAAGTTGTGTTTATGAAAATGAAGGAATTGCAGAATTAAAAAATAATAAGGAGGGAATGAAGAGGAGGGGATGTATCGATATGAGATTTCACACAGAAATTAAAGGAATTGATCAAATAGCAATCGAACTTGGAATCAGGAACACGGCGATTATTTTGGACTGGCGTTTAGGTTACGACCTGCCAATAGTGAAAAAAGGCGGAATCTGGACAGCCGACAAAGCCGAGCTCAAAAAGTGGCGGGCGCAGCATCCAGAACTGACCGACAAACCTCCGGTAATAACAAGGATTGAGCAGAAGCCTCGGCGCGTCCCCAGGTGGGGTCTGGATAAATTTTTTTAAAAAGGAGATGGAAAATGAAAGCAGAAAAAATGAAAGAGAAAAAGAAGAAATAATTTACGGAGTTGAAAATCTGGAAGAGTTGTTTCACCGAAGCTACGTCAGCCTTTTTTCAATCCGCAACGACTACAATTTCCCAATGAAATCAAGGAATGGCGTCCCGTCACTTGATTTGGCAGAGTGGCGCGAGTTCGCGGCGGAATACGGCCTCGATCCGGATCACCCGGAAAAATGAAGTCGGAACAACTGCGGGCGGCGTTTAAATTGAAGATGATTGAAAAATCGCCGGACATAACTTTAACCGGCATTGACGCGATCGCGCACTTTTTCTACATAGACCCATCGTTGATGTTATGGCATGGACTAATAATTATCCGGATTTCCGGCGGTCGTTCCACTTGGAAGTGACAAATGGCGCAAAACGACGGCTTCGACCCGCGCTTTGCGACTATGGCTGAACAAGTATGGCTTCGCACTTTTTCCGGCAGCGGACAGAATGGGGAACGAGCCCGCGGGGAAGCGGTGGCAGGCAGAATGAAAAATCGGCGACGGTTCATTTGCACTCATGAGGCAGGTCATGCGCTCATATTCTGGCATGAGGGATTTCCCCTTAATGAAGTTTCGATTGGGCGTCCCCTTGATAATCCAAACATTGACGGTATCTGTCGGGCGGTGTCTCCCGACACAACGGCAATACTTGGATCAGGTCGGTTGGACGCTAGTGTGATACACGCCACTTTTGCCGGCAAGGTGGCAACGGACACATGTTGTTCCACAGCAGAGCCGGACAACAGCCACAGGTTTGATTTTTCGACAGTGGAACATATGATCCGTCAGGAAAGTGAAACGCTTGAAATTCTGCGCTGGTTGGACAGTAATCGTTCCGCGACGGTTGCCGACCTTTACGAAAGGCAAAAGCCGAAAATAGCTTCTGTTTTGCGATCACCACAGGGGAAGCGAGCTCTCAAAGCCTTAAGAGATGCCCTGGACAAAGCGGGAGTCCTTTCCGGCCAGGCTGCCGTGACGATCCTTGAAAAGTCGTGGGGACAGCCTTTGCCGTCAGCCGCCCTTCCTCTTGAACGCCACATGGCCTTGACTATGAAGGGACCGAAAACATTTGACGATCTGATCCTGGAAGTGCGCCAGTATGCCGCTCTTTTGAAGAAAGACGTCAAGAATTTACGCGATAATGGCACAGATGAAGAAAATTGCCGGCTGGATCGTATTTGGTCTACGCTGTTGCACCTGGAGTTACTACTATGATTTCTCCTCTCTTGGTCGAAAGGCAAGAGTGCGCGGGGTGGAGAAACGGGATCCACTCTGCCCCGCATTTTACAGAAACGAAGTATTGCAAGTTGGGCGCTGGGAGTTGAAGGATATCGAACCACAGTGCAATTTCTAAAAAACGTTTTTGAAAAAGTTAATAATAATGCTACGTTATATAAAGCGGGTCCTTCCTGAAGCTATTTCCAGATACGGCTCGCTGAGGCGCAGGATTTCCGCAGGGATAGAAAATTAAAATAAAGTCATTTATTTCCGATAGGTTAAAATTATGCACAAAGTAACAGTTAAAGAGTTTGCGAAACACCGTGGAATCACTGAAAGATCAGTTTTCCGGTATCTGCTTTCTGGCGGCATTCCTAAAGAGGCGCAAGTTAAGGAAGGCCGGAAGCTGTTTATCGATCAAGACGTGGCCGACGCCTATATGGATTCAAATTTCACTCCTCGCAAGGTTCTTCTGGCCGAGGCAACAGGACAATCAACGCCATCGGTCATGGCCGCGAAAGACCTGACACAACAGGCGCAGACAGCCGGACTCAGCTACACCGACGCAAGAGCTCTCTCTCAACAGTACAGAGCAGCTCTGCTCAAGTTGGAGATCGATGAGAAGACGGGTAAGCTCGTCGACGCTGAAGCGGTCAAGAACGCCGCATTTTGCAAGGCTCGGACGCTCCGGGACAGCCTCTTGAACATTCCCGACCGGGTTGCCCCGATCCTGGCAGCGGAGAATGATCAGATGAAAATTTCCGAAATCCTGACCGGGGAAATCCGGCAAGCGCTTGATGAACTTGCACGCTGACAACCTGACATTACAGGAGAATGATAATGCTCAACGCCGACACAATTTATAATGAAGCTTTTTCCCTTGGCTTACAACCAGACCCCGACCTGAGCGTTTGCGAATGGGCTGACGCATATCGGATGCTTCCCGCGAAATCGGCGGCGGAGCCGGGAAAGTATCGCTCTGCCCGGACGCCCTATGTTCGGGAGATCATGGATGAGCTTTCGCCGCGCAGCCGCACACAGGAAATCGTCGTGATGAAGGGCACGCAGTTAGGCTTTACCGAATTGGGCAACAACTGGTTTGGATTTGTCGCTGACATATCGCCGGGACCGATGATGATGATTTTCCAACCATGCAGCTTGCAGCCGACCACAGCAAACAGAAATTGCAGCCGACTATTGATGCGACTCCGCGACTCCGGGGAAAGATTAAAGAGAACCGCGTCCGGGACTCCGGGAACACGATCACGGTTAAAGAATTTCCGGGAGGCATATTGTTTTTGTCTGGAAGCAATAGTGGCGCGTTTTTCCGGTCAAAATCCGTCCGATTTTTGTTTCTCGATGATCTTGACGGTTTTGAAGCTGACGTTGGGGGCGAGGGAGATCCGGCTGATCTGGCGCGCAAACGGACAGACTCATTCGGGAGAAGAAAGAAGATCATGGAGGTGTCCACACCGACAATCAAGGGCGTCTCCCGAATAGAACGCTCGTTTTTGGAGTCCGATCAGCGTTATTACGAAGTCCCATGCCCCCATTGCGGGACATATCAGCGGCTTGTTTGGGGTGGCGACGAGGCCGACTTCGGGCTGAAATTTACCCGCGACCCGGAAGGCAAGGTCTCTGACGTTTGGTATCAATGCGCGGCTTGTCACGCCAGAATAGACGAACACCACAAGTCAGAGATGCTTGAACATGGGCGATGGACGCCAACCTATCCCGATCGTCCGAAGCGGGGGTATCAACTCAGCAGCCTTTATTCTCCTTTGGGCTGGGTGTCCTGGACACAGATCGTTGAAGAATTCCTTGATTCAAAGAGCAGCCGGGAACGACTCAAGGCATGGAGGAACACGCGCCTTGGTGAGCCCTTCGAGGAACAGGGCGACCGCCTGATTGGCAGAACTCAAGACCCGTTGCGAACCTTATAGTATGCTTACGGTGCCCCTGGGTGGACTGGTTCTTACCGCGGGCGTTGACGTTCAGGACAATCGGTTGGCCGTTGTGATTCGTGCTTGGGGCCGGGGGGAAGAATCATGGCTGGTTTATTGGGGCGAGATTTATGGCGATCCCGGAAGACAGGAGGTATGGGTCGAACTTGACGGGTTGCTGAATAGGGGCTTTCCGCACGTTTCTGGACAAGAGTTGCATATCATTTCCGCTGCAATCGACACCGGCGGGCATCATGCGCAAGACGTGTACGCCTTCGCCAGACGCAAGACCCCCCGCGTCATTGCGATCAAGGGAGCTTCGACTCCGGGACGCCCAGTGATCGGAACGCCTTCGTCGGTGGATGTCACCTGGCAGGGCCAGAAAATTCCAAACGGTGTCCAGCTCTGGCCGGTGGGAACGGACATCGCTAAAGGGATACTCTACAGCCGATTGAAGATCATCGAGCGGGGACCAGGCTGCTATCATTGGCCGATTGGCGCTTCTGACGAATATTTCATCCAACTAACCGCCGAAAAACTTACCACGCACTACGTCAAAGGATTTCCCCGGCAGGAATGGGTTAAGACTGGACCGCACAACGAAGCTTTGGATTGCGAGGTTTATGCCTATGCCGCGGCTCTACGAGCAGGGCTGGTGCACATTAATTTCGATGCAATCGAGGCAAGCCTTGCAGGGATTCCCCCGGCCGCGGCTGCTCCCTTTAGTCCGACGGGCGAACCTCCCCGGCGTCGAATAATAAACTCCAGTGTGCCAAGATGGTGAAAAGTCATGAACCGCAACAATCCCGACATTGATGAGGATTTGTTGAATGGTGAAATGGGTTTATGGGCAACGGTTCTTATGGGCATCATCAATGACCTGAACAGGCCTGCGGGATCACGGGAGTATCAGGAGGCCTGGCAGATCGTCACAGAACCGGACAGGGGGTGTCTGCCGCTCATAGCGTCCGCTTTGGCGGTGGATGTTTCCGACCTTCAGCACAGAATCATCCGCAAGTTGCGGCAGAGGGGTAGCAGGTGGTAAGGTAAGAAAATAAAGTCGGCAGCCTTTAGGTGTTTATTTTCTTTTCCCCCCGGTAGGAGGGGGTTTTTATCCGCTACAACGCTACAACTCAATACTGGCGCGGGTTTCCCGTGTTTTGAAAGCGTAACATCATTCTCATTTGTAGCGGTTTGAAAATCCCGCAAATCCTTTACTGGCGCGGGTTGTAGCGGTGTAGCGGTTTGAAAGGGGTAGGGGCAGGTAACGAGCAAAGACA